TCTTGGTCAGGAAGGTGCTGCTCTACTCAACAAGTGGGAGAAGACAGGACTCCTTGAAGGTCTCGATAACGATGTTACGAAAAACAACATGGCTCGTCTCTTAGAGAACCAAGCCAAGCAACTACTAAAGGAGGCTTCCACAATGGAGGCTGGTAACGTTGAGGGTTTCTCAGCCGTTGCCTTTCCTATCGTTCGCCGTGTATTCGGTGATTTGATCGCCAACGAACTCGTTAGCGTTCAGCCAATGAGCCTACCCAGCGGTCTCATCTTCTTCTTGGACTTCACAGTCGAAGGCACCACCGCTCGTTTGGGTTACACTGGTGGTGAGTCACTATACGGTGGCAACAAGGTCGGTAGCCAGATCACTGGTGGCATTGATTTGGGCGACACATACCCAACAACCGGCGCTGAAGAGGGTGCATACTCTCTTAATAATGGCTACGCCAGCCCAACAGCTTCCATTTCTGTAACAACCACCGTAATTGCTTCTGGTAACTACGGCGGCGGCGATGTGGCATCTACTCTCGGCACAGGCGACGACTCAGGCGTCACTGCGGCTGAACTTGATAAGCTTTTGCGTTACGATCCCGATATTCCAAGTGGTTCTAACTTTGCCATTTGTTCAGTACCAGTTGCAACGCTTTCCGATGGCGGTGTTAACATGGACAACTTGGTTGCCCTAACCCCAACGGTTTCAGACGCCGTTATTCTACGTCGTTTGACTCGTATCGACCCTGATGATACGAACAGAGTTCTAATTGTTGCTGTTCCCACAACAAACAAGACCAACCGCACCACGGCACAGCTTTCCTCTTCATTGGACGCGATTACCGCAATCGCCGCACCAATCAAGGACGGTTTCACAGCCGGTGGCGCAACTGGTGCTGTTGTTGGTACGACAACTTGGCAGTTGGAAAATGAAGCTTCCATCCCAGAGGTTAACATTTCAGTGGACAGCCTTGCTGTTACAGCAGTTACCAAGAAGCTCAAGGCTAAGTGGTCACCAGAGTTGGGTCAAGACCTCAACGCTTACCACAACCTTGACGCCGAGGTTGAGCTTACTTCAATCCTCTCAGAGCAGATTGCCCTAGAGATCGATCAGGAAATCTTGAATGACCTCATTCAAGGCGCTAAGGCTACTGTTCGTTACTGGAGCCGCAAGGCTGGTAAGTTTGTAAACCGCCTAACTGGTGTTGAAGTTGGTGCCTCTGGTGCCCCTGACTTCACAGGTACAGTTAGCGAATGGTACGAGACTCTTCTAGAGACCATCAATGATGTGTCCGCAGAGATTCATCGTAAGACCGTTCGCGGTGGTGCAAACTTCCTCGTTTGTTCACCAGAGGTTGCTAACATTCTAGAGTTCACTGCTGGCTTCCGCGCCAACGTTACCGTTGACGCCAATGGCACAGCCGGTGCAATGAATGTTGGTAGCATCTCCAAGAAGCTAGACGTTTACGTCGATCCATACTTCCCACGCAACGTGATTCTAGTTGGTCGCCGTGGCAACAGCTTCCTAGAGAGCGGCTACGTCTACGCTCCTTACGTCCCACTACAGGTCACTCCCACCATCTTTGGTGTCGAGGACTTCGTGCCACGCAAGGGTGTTATGACACGCTACGCCAAGCAGATGGTTCGTGCCGACATGTACGGTCTAGTTATCTGCCAAGACCTAGTGTAAGCCTAGTCCTTGACTAAGAGTTGCCCCTCGTCTGCTTCGGTAGGCGGGGGGTTTCTCTTTGGGGAAACTATTTAGAGAAGAGGAAATCAAAAATGCCAGTACCACAACTTAGTCCTAGTTCTACTACAAGCACTTCTATTCTAACTTCTACAGGTTCAACAGCCGACGTAGCAGCAGCACTGCCTTTTACCATATACAGCGATGTAGCGGCTTTTATCAGCGGAGCGTCAGACCAAGTAGCATATGTTTATAAAAAGTTGGGTGGTGATGTTCTCGATATAGAAATAAAAACAGGAAATGTTTACGCTGCCTATCAGGAAGCAGTATTAGAATATTCGTATATGATAAATTCTCATCAAGCAAAGAATGTTCTTTCAGACATGCTTGGTGCAACTACCGCATCATTTGATGAAGACGGTGAAATTTCAAGCGGCGCATCAGACGCTTCAAGGGATTTTCCAAACTTTGGTTTTGCTTATGCACGTCGCGTGGCAGAGGGTATTTCCTCAGAGGCTGGCGTGGGTGGTTCACTAACCGTATATTCAGCCAGTTTTAAACTTGAGGCTAATAAGCAAAAATATGATTTGCAGAATGTTGTGCAAACATCAAGTTCAATTGCAACATCAGATTTCTTCAATAAAGTTAATAACAAAAAGGTTTTAATTCGTGATGTTTATTACAAAAACGCAAATAATATGTGGAGGTTCTTTAGCTACTATGGTGGTCTGAATGTGGTCGGCAACCTTTCCACTTATGGTCAATACGCCGACGACTCAGTTTATGAAGTTATTCCAACTTGGCACAACCGATTACAAGCGATGGCTTTTGAAGACCACGCAACTGTTCGTTTTTCGCACTACTCTTACGAATTACAAAACAACTTTATAAAAGTTTACCCGCCTCCCGGTGATACGGTGGCTTCAGACGATGTTATCTGGTTTACCTTTACCATTGACGAAGACGCCAACACAGAAGACGCTACACGTTTGCGAGGGGTCAAAGGCGTAAACAATATGAACACGCTTCCGTTTGCAAACATTCCCTACGATAATATTAACTCTATGGGTAAGCAGTGGATTCGTAGATATGCTCTTGCACTTTGCAAAGAAATATTAGGGCAGGTTCGTTCCAAGTTTGGCACAATCCCGATTCCAAATGATTCAGTAACTCTCAACGGCTCAGACCTTATCAGTCAAGCCCGAGAAGACCAACAGAATCTAAAAACAGAACTAAAAGAACTTCTAGACCAACTAACTTATCAAGCCCTCTCAGAAGGCGATGCAGCGATTGTGGAGAATAGCGAAAAACTATTGCAGAATGTTCCAAATGCAATCTATGTGGGGTAAATAAATGGCAAAGTTTACAAGACCGGCAGCACCACCCCCTCCGCTTTTTGTTGGAGAGAAAGAAAGAAATTTAGTAAGACAAGTCAATACCGAACTTATTGAGAACGTAGTTGGGCAGGTTGTAGCTTACTACGCTATTGACATAGACAATTCAAACTTTCACCCTGTTTATGGCGAGAGCAAAGAAAAAAACTTTTTGCCACCTGTGAGAGTATACGCAAGAGTAGAAACACAACAGTCCGACGTTCAGCAAACCAAAGCAGGATATGATAGAAGGCAAAAAATTACAGTTTACTTTCACAGAAAAAGACTGACAGAAGACCAGAATCTTTTTGTAAGGGCTGGAGACTTCGTTTTCTATGACGGAGATTACTACGAGATTGTAGAGACACGAGGTGCAAAAAGATTGTTTGGACAAGACGGTCAAAAGTATGAAACAACAGCAGAGTGCCTAAAGGCAAGAGAAGGAACATTTAATGGCTAACGGTATACAGGAACAGGTGTTTATAGAGTCTTCCATAGAAACTATGGACACTGCCGTATTTAATTTTCTTAAAAATGACTTGCAGCTTTATACTGAAAAGCAGGGCGAGCAACATCGTGTTCCAATTCTTTGGTCTTCGGCAGAAAGAGCGTTCCAAATAAAAAAAGCAAAAGAACTGAGAGACGACAGAGAAACATTAATTTACCCGCTTCTTACAGTCTACAGAGAAACAATCGAGAGAGACAATGAAACATTTCCGTTTACTCCCGGCTCAAACAACTTTCCAATTGCAAGAAGAATATTGCCAGTGCAAACACAGAAGTTTGCAAATGCCCGAGCAAATAAAAAATTTGGAGTTAACAATAGAAAGTTTGATAATAAAAAGGTAGTTTATGAAACTTTGTTTTCAAACAATGTAATCTCTGTTCTTGCAAAATACAACATTACGATAAGAACAAATTACCTAACAGATATGAATAAAATTTTAAACGCTTTTATTACAGCAAACAACTTTAGGGGCATAAAACTGGAAAACGAAGGTCATACATATTATTTGACAATACCAGACCAATTTAATTTTGATAAAATTTCAGAGACTCTTGATACAGAGGAAAGGTTCTTTGAAACTTCATTTATGTTAGAGACAAGGGGCGCACTGTTTCCTAGAATTGAAAATATTGATGAGGCTGTAATAAAAACCTCGCAGAATGCCGTAAACATAAAATTTAATAAAGAAAGAACAATTGTTGGGGAAAAGCCACAAATTAGTGGAGCGAAGTCATTTGTAGAGGAGTGACATTCTTTTCAACCAAATAGACACTATTTATAGAGACAATTTAGGAGTGAACAAAATATGTCAGTTAAAAAGTTTAGATTTGTATCTCCCGGTGTATTCATCAACGAGATTGATAATTCACAATTACCCTCCGAGCCTGCCGCTGAAGGACCAACCCTGATCGGTCGCTCGTTGAGAGGACCAGCGCTTCAGCCAGTTCAGGTTGATTCGTTTGAAGAATTTGTTGATGTTTTTGGACCACCAATCGCAGGCACAGAAAACGTAGACGCTTTCAGAAACCCCGGCTTCGGTGCCGCAACATATGCAACATACGCAGCACAGGCTTGGCTAAGAAATAGCCCAACGGTTAATTTTGTTCGCTTAATTGGTAAAGAACACCCCAATAAAGCCTCTGGCGGCGAAGCTGGCTGGAAGTTGGCTGATTTCACCGCCAACACAGGCGGCGGCGCATACGGTCTGTTTGTGTTTAGTTCAGCTTCTGCTGGTAACCACACTGGTACATTGGGCGCGATTATTTACTGTGATTCTGATACTCACGTTCAGACAAGCGGCACAGTTCCAAACACTTTTGCTGTAACTGGTGCTTGCCAGTTAATGACAACCACAAACAACGAAGTTACTCTTCGCATTGTTGGCGGATCTTCAACATTAGAGCAGGCAGTAAGTTTTGATAGAACTTCAAGAAAATACATTCGCAATGTTCTAAACACAGACCCAACCAGAACAACCACGGCAATTACCCCAAGCGCAAACCAAGAGGAATACTTCTTGGGAGAAACTTTTGAAAGAGCAATTCAAGAGGATCTTGGTGGCGTTTCAAATATCGCGTTTGCTATGGCAGTCCCACTAGATAACGGAACAGTCGATGGTGCTGATTTCAACAGAGATTTTGTTAACTCTGAAACTGGCGATGTTATTTCTCAAGACTTGCTAACAAACTCTGACGGTTATGACGCAGGTAAAAACAGCCGAGTTACAAAGCTTTTCAAGTTTGTGTCTTTGCAAACTGGTGAGTATGACCAAGGCGCGATTAAGATTTCTATTGAAAACATCCGTCCTGCCAAGACGCCCGGTGATTTTGGAACTTTCAATGTCGTTGTTCGCAGAATTGATGATAACGATGGTAAGGTTAAAGAGGTGGAGAGATTTAACTCTGTAAACCTTAACCCCAACTCTCCAAACTACATTGCAGCACAGATTGGCGACCAAAATGTTTCTTGGGATAATGATGAGAGAGTTTACAAATACTACGGTCAATACCCAAACAAATCAAGCTACGTTCGTATGTCAATGGCACAGACTGTAGACGACGGAACAATTGATCCTTCATTGCTCCCATATGGCTTCTACGGACCATCAAAGTTTAAGAATGTTTCTTTAGCTTCTGGTTCTGCCTTAGTCGCAGCAAATGATTTCTTATCAGCCACAGGCACCTTGCCAAACGCTGCAAAACCAAATGCGCTCTTCTTCCCAGAAGCCTCATCAGGTGACTTGGTTTTAGGCGACGAGGTTGGTCCAGTATTGATTAAGTTCCCAAGCATCCCACTTCGTTCTACGACGGCAGTTGGTGATGTAAGCAGCCCACAAGCCGCTTTCTTTGGGATAACTACCACAAGAGCATCTGGCTCCACAACTTACGATGATTCAATCCCAGATTTCTTAAGAACAAAACCGGGTTCTTTGAACAACTTTAGTAACCTCAATGCTCTTACAGAGTTCTCACACATCTTCACGTTAGATGATTTGGTCGAGTCTGATGGTAACATGACCTACTCTAGTGGTTCAAGACAGGCTGGTACTTCATTAACGGCAGTTAGCGGAGCATTCTCAATCCTCACTGGTGGCTTGGCTCCAAAGGGCTTCACAATGCCCCTATTTGGTGGCTATGATGCTATGGATATTACCGAGAGAGATCCCTTTGCAAACCGCAACCTAGACGGTGAGACAGAGCGCTCAAGCTATGCCTACCACGCTTTGACGGTCGCAATTGATTCAGTTAAAGACCCAGAGGTTGTTCAAACAAATGTTCTTTCTGTTCCCGGTGTAACAACTGCCGGAATTACAGACAAGCTACTTGATGTTGCTGAGGACAGAGGCGATTGCCTAGCAGTTATCGACTTAGCCGGTGGCTACCAGCCTACCTCCGAGAATGCCAATGGGTTCTCAAGCAGAGTTGGTTCTGTAAATTCAACAGTCAACACTTTTAATGACAGAGCAATTAACTCTAGTTTCGGCTGTGCTTTCTACCCTTGGGTTAGAGTGCAAGACACCTTCTCTGACAGCACAGTTTGGTTACCACCATCAGTTGTAGCAATCGGCGCATTCTCTTTCACAGATAGAAATGCAGAGCCTTGGTTTGCCCCAGCAGGATTTACCCGTGGCGGTCTAACAAGGGGTGCTGGTGGTCTAAGAGTTCTAGGTGTTGCTGATAGACTTCGTTCAAAGGACCGTGATGACCTTTACGAAGCAAACATCAACCCAATCGGAACTTTCCCGAACGAGGGTATTGTTATCTTGGGTCAGAAGACCCTACAGACAACACGTTCAGCATTGGACAGAATTAATGTTCGCCGCTTGTTGATTTACACCAAGCGCCAAATCACAGCAGTAGCCAACGATTTACTCTTTGAGCAGAACGTTCAGGATACTTGGAACAACTTTATTTCTAGCGCAGAGCCTATCTTGCGTGATATTCAAGCTGGCTTTGGTCTAGAAGATTTCAAGTTGGTTCTTGATAACACAACAACAACCCCCGAGCTTCGCGATAGAAATGTGCTTTACGCCAAGATCTTCTTGAAGCCAGCAAAGTCAATTGAGTTTATCGCACTTGATTTTGTAATCACAAATTCAGCAGCCACATTTGAGTAAAAGGAGACAATAAACAATGGCATTTTGGAATTCCGCACAGTTAGAGCCTAAGAAAAGTTATCAATACACGGTGACTATGAAAAATATCGCAGAACCTTTTCTTATCAAGTCAGCAAAGCTGCCTTCAATGGAGATAGGGACGCTGGAGGCTGATTACACACAATACAAGTTTTACTACCCCGGTAAGGTTACTTGGACACCAGTAGAGTTTACTATTTATGATGTGGTTGGTAACAGTTCTGTGGCAAAAAAGTTGGTAGACTTGTTAAAAGCCACTGGCGTCCAAGAACCAAAAACAGCACAAATAGGCAAGGCAACTTTTTCTAAGAATACACTGTCAACACAACTCGGTTCAGTTGTTATTAGTCAAATGGATACTGCTGGCACTGAAATTGGCAAGTGGACTCTTACAAACGCCTTCTTAACAAGTGTTGACTTTGGACAACACGGCTACTCAGATGAGGGTCTCATTGAGGTGACTGTCTCAATTCAGTATGATTGGGCAGCGTATACACCAACAGGCGCTTAAATAAATAAGCACAAAAACAAATAAATAAGAGGTATAATGAGTGCAAGAAATGAAGAAAAACTGGGTTCGTCCTTAGAACCTTCAGTTCAGTCCCGAGCGGCTACACCACCCCCCGCTAACAGCATACTAAACTTTCCAACCCCAACAGAATTTGTAGAACTTCCCTCTGGTGGTAAACACTACCCAGAGGGTCATCCTTTGCACGGGGTTGATACCATTGAAATAAAAGTTATGACCGCAAAGGAAGAGGATATTTTAATTAACGAAAGTTATTTAAAACAGGGCGTAGCAATTGACAAACTTTTAAGAAGTGTTTTGGTGGACAAGAGCATAAAGCTAGAGGATTTGCTAATAGGAGATAAGAACGCTGTTTTATTTGCAACAAGAATTTCCGGTTTAGGACCGCATTATGGCGTAAATGTTTCCTGCACTGCCTGTGGCACAGCAGAAGAAAAACAACTTGATTTAAGAGAATTCAAATTTAAAGAGTTGGATTTTGAAGATGTTGTCGAGACAGAAAGAAATACTTACAAAATAACACTACCAGCCACCAACCTAGTGGTCGAGTTTAAAATTTTGAATGGTCACGACGAAAAGAGCATCGAAGAAACCATGAAGAAAAGAAAGAAGTATAAAGTAGAGCTAGAACAAATGCTTTATACAATGGAGCTTATGGTTGTAAGTATTAATGATGTAGAGGACCGTTCGCTCATTAAACAATGTTTAACAAAAATTCCCGTTAGAGATTGTAGATACCTTAGAAGTGCATACGAAAAGGTCACCCCAGATGTGGATATCAATTTTGAACACCCCTGTTCAGAGTGTGGTCACACACAGGAGGTGACAATGCCGCTAACGGCAGACTTTTTTTGGTCTAAGTGATGAATATGGCAAGCAGGTATACGAGGTTATTTTTTACCTCGTTTACTACGCTGGTATAAGCTTTACAGAGGCTTACAATTTTCCAATTGCTCTCAGACAATATTTGTTTGAAAGACTACAAAAAGAAATCGAACAAAGAAACAAGGCAATGAAGAAATCCTCTGGCAGATAAACTTAGAGGGTCTGTTGGGTAGTAAATGCTTAAACGTAACTACTTATTCTAGGAGTAGGAGCATTTTATTATGAAAGAGCCTTTTGTTATCAATTTAAATGAAAAAAGAATAGACGAATCTTGGATGAGCGCTTTCGGCGCACAAATTAAATATATGTTGGCTCAGATGGGCTTTGCATCGATAGGTGGCTCCAATATTAAGATTCGCGGACTTCCTTCTCAGATTGGCGCATTTATGGGCGCTCTTCAAGGAGAACGTGCTTATATGGATGCTGCAATAACTTATGGTTTAACCGATCCAAAAACATATAAAAGCAAGATTGGTCTAAATCAGGCGATTAGAAACTTTGAAAGAGCTACGGGTATCAAATATCCTATTAAATAATTTTTAAGATATGGCTACAAAAAAAGAAGAATTACAAACGCAGCAACAAATAAACGCTGCTCTCCAACAAGAATTAGCTTTGCTTGAGAGCAGGAATGCAGTTTTAGGTCAGTTTAAGACTGCACAAGAAAAGTCTGCGGCAGAAGCACAAATTCGTTTAAGCTTCATTGAAAAAGAACAGCGTTTATTGGCTAAACAATACGCGGAAACATTAGCTGTCTTAGAAGAAGAAAAAGAGGTCCAAGGCGACCTTGTTGAAGAACTTCAAGAAGAGCTTAATAAGCTGGCAGAATCAATAAAACTCCTTGACCAAAAAGCTGCCAAACAGGAAAAGATACTTGCCTTACAAAAAGAAATAGCAAATCTTTCTAAGACTATGGAAGATTCCGCTACCAATATTGCCCAACAGTTTGGCATTATGGCAGCGGAAACTGATCCAATCGCAAAAGGTTTCCGTGAAATTGAAAGCCTTTTGCTTAAATCTAAGGAAAACGGTAAGAAGTTTTCTGAATCCCTTAAGGAAGCTGCCACCACCGCTGCAAAAGGTTTTGCTAAAAAGTTTGACTTAGGCAACGCTTTTGCTATTGCGGCAAACAACGCTATGGAACTCAAGGGCAGCATTCACACAGCCCAGCAGGCGATGGGAGCGATGGGTCTTACCACAGACCAAGCCCGTGCTGCAACCGCAGGCGCTTCGGCTGAATTTATTCGTGCCGGTGGCTCAATGCAGGACTTGGCTGATGTTGCAAATGATTTGGGCAATACTTCAGGAATTCTCGCTCAAAAGATTGGACCAGAACTAAGAAATCAAATAGCTTTGTTGGGCAAAGCTGGCATTTCTACTTCTGATCAAGCAGCAATCCTAAATGAAGCAATGATACAACAGGGAATGTCTTCAGAGCAGGCTATGGAACGCTTAGGCGACTTGGTTAAGATATCTAAAGATTTGGGCGAGCCTGTGGGCAAAGCCGCAAAACAATTTGCACAGTTTGGTTCAAGAATTAAAAAAGTCGGTCCTGCCGCTGTAAAAGAGTTTGCAAAATTAAAAGCTATTTCTGCATCAACTGGCGTTTCAATTGAAAAATTACTTTCAATCAGCGAGGGCTTCACAACATTTGAGGATGCTGCAAGAGCAACACAACAATTAAATCTTGTATTAGGAACAAACATAAGTTCTGTAGATATGATGAATATGTCTGAGTCTGAGAGGATTGAAACAATTCGCAGAGCAATTCAAGCTCAGGGTGGTTTAAATAATTTAAGCCAACATCAAATCAGATTGTTAGAAGACAGTATTCCCGGCAATTTAACAATAAACGAAATAATGGGTATGGGAAACCAGGTGAACGTTAAAGCCACCGATACTACAAAAGATAATACCGCTGCCCTTACCGAACAAGAAAAGAAAACCCGAGAGTTAATGACTGCTCAACAAAAAATGATGAAAGATTTACAAGCATCATCGCTGGGAGTCACCAATGCGCTGACCAAGCTCGATGAAACCTTCGGAAAATTTTTAGATATGTTGCCCAATGGCAGTTTGATGATTGGGCTTTTTGCCGCTAGCGCAATTAACACATTTCTAAAATTTAAGAACGTTGGTAAAGCTGCCGCAGAAACCGTCAGCACTGCCGTTGGAAAAGGTGCCGAAGGCGTGGGCAAAGGAGTAGAGACCCTTGCCTCATCAGTGGGTAAAGGAGCGGAGAGCATTGCCTCATCAGCACAAACTGCTGCTCCCAGATTTGGTGACGCTCTCAAAAGTATGTCACAAACGGCAGTGACAGTGGCTACGAACATAGGAAGGGCTATCGGCGGTCTTGTAGGTAGTCTTTTAACATCGCTTGCTAGTGGTTTGGCACAAGCTTTGGTTATTGTAAGCCCCGCAATTGTTACTTTTGGCACTGCTCTGGGCGCTGCCGGTACTGCTGCTGCGCCTGCAATACCGATTATTCTTGCTGTTGGTGCAGCGGCATTTGGTATAATAGCCCCACTTGGCTTTCTCGTTTATGCGATTTCAAAATTAGTTGATTCATTTACAAATATGGCAAAATATTCAAAAGAAATTATACAAATAATAAAAGCAATAGGTATAGCGTTTAACCCAATTGGGGCTATATTCAGCGGAATTGGCTTGGTTATCGAAAAAGTTGGCAATGCAATTACCAACGTAATGTCGGTGGCTCTTGAAAAAGTTGGCAATATAATTAACACAATCATGGAGAAGTCCAAAGTTTTTGCCAAAAGCTTTAAATCAATAATTAATTCCGCGATGAATGTATCGATTTCTGGTATGGCTGGATTCGCAAGATTTGCAACCAACTTAACGGAAACAGTTAAAGCCATAAACGACACTGAACTCCCCAAGCTAAAAGAAATGACGATGCTGGTTAAAGCTTCAGTGAGTGGAGGCTCTACTACCGCTGGCGCAGCAGCGCCGAGCGCCCCTGTCGGTGATCTCATAGTTAACCTAACCCTTGATGGGCAAGTTCTAGACTCCAGAATTATAAAAGGTGTGCAAAAAGCAATGGGTTAAAAAACTCCTCGTTGGTCTATTTATGTTATGACAACCCAATTTTTAGATCGTCAAAGCACTTTAAAACAAATAGAATTTTTTCTTCCGCAAATTGGGGAGACAATAAAATTTCCTGCGTTTTTAGACAGCATATCCGATAATTTTACTGCAAACTGGGATTCAAAACAATACTATGGTGTTCAAGACTCGATTGGACACTTTGTGGGAACATCCAGAAAAATAGATTGTAGTTTTAAGATAATGGCACAAAAAGAAAATGAATCAATAGATTATCAAGTGCAATTAAATAAGTTAGTTCAATCTCTTTATCCAAGGTTTAATTCAAAAACAGTTCCAAAAAGTTCTCCAATTATTGGAGTTAAATTTGAAAATGTGATTCGCGATAGCTCTCGTAACGGATTTTTATATGGCTGGCTTGATGGAATTAATCTTGCGCCGAACATTTCCGAATCTGGATACGGAGAAACCGCAGCCGGGTATGTTGCCTTTTATTCTTGGACGCTCTCTTTTAGTTTGAATGTAATTCATGTTAACCGACCCGGCTTTAAAAATAACGGCTTCACTTTGGGAAACGCCGCGACTTTTCCTGTCGCGGTTCCAGATCGCGTATCAAGACCGCCGCTCTACGACAATGAGGAGATTTTACCGAGCGGCGACCCACCAGCCCAACCACCAAACGTCGCTCCCGGTGCAAGACGAACTGTCGGACACGCTTAAGGTAGCTAATTATGGGAATGAGAATAGACAATAGACAAGCTTTTCAAAATAATAACCTAGAGTTTACTAAAAAATATCGAGGCAAGAAAAAGTTTATAAACCAGCTAGCCACAGCGGAACTGGATTACCCAACTCAAAACGAAATTAACGAAGTTGAAGAATATGTTTATCACGTTTGGAAAACAGGTGACACATATGCCAAGCTTGGCTACGAGTATTATTCTGATCCCGGCTTGTGGTGGGTTATTGCTACAATAAACAAAAGACCAACAGAGTTTGACTTGAAAGTTGGAGATTCTTTATTTGTCCCAATAATACTTTCAGAAGCTCTTGAACTAATAGGGTATTAAAATGATTGCAGACCCAACCTTACCGCCTCCCAGACAACAGGATGAGGACGGCACTCAGAGCGCCCCATCGTCTCAGAGCGCCCCAGCGCCTCAGAGCGCCCCATCGCCTGCGACGACACAAGCCACTGGTTCACAATCTCCAAACGTAAAAGTTAAAGATAAAAAACAAACCCCGGTGTGGTCAGATCAGGCTTGGTTAATGTCAAATAACCAATATTGGCATATAGCTTCTGCTTACAACACCAGAGGGATTGTGTTTGACCAAAATTTACAATTGGATTCTAGTGCAATAGACGCTTTTATGAGATTAAGTGGGGCAGAAATTACTCTTCTCCAACCTTATTTTAAAATTGAAAAGTGGAAGGAAGAGCAAGGAAAATTTGTAGAGTATCCAATAACGCAGTTGCAAAAGAGTATAGATGATGTTGCAAAAGATAAAGGCAAAATAAGCTATACAACTATTAAATCTATAGACATCAAGCGCAATGAAAGAAGGATAGGGGAACGGGCGATAGAATTTACTCTACAATTTCACGCGAGTTCTTATGACGCTTTTGTTAAACCGATGGGTAAAGGCGCACAAGCGGTCAAGGCTGGCAAGAATGGTGACTCTATCGATAAAGGCGTTGCTCTTGTAGATTTTATTAGACGAGCCAAGGGTCTCGGCAAAGTTGCATCTGGAAACGAAGCCAGAAAAGATCCAAATACAACAAGACTTGCAGATCAAACCGTGCGTTTGACCGTAGGGCTATCTTCTCCCACAGGCAAAATGTTAAACAATTTGGATAAGGGTGGCTTTGTAAGAAAAAATAATTTAACAGTTTTCGCTGGGCAAAAACAATTTAGACAAATTAGACTTCTTGGAACTCTTCTTGAACACAACGTAACTTTAAATTCGGACGGTTCATTAGGTATCACCATAAAATATCTCGGAATAATGGATGCCATGTTTGAAGATCCGTCAATGAATGTAATGTTCAACCCCAAAAACAAAACACACAGGACAATTATTTCAAAATTATACAAGGACTTAAAGGCGACGAAAGATAAAAACGAAAGAAACGCAATACAGAAAGACATAGAGGCAACAAAAAAGACATACGCCCAAGAAGCTGCCAAGGAAGTCTTTGAACAGTTTTACAGGGAAACATCCATTAGAAAAGTCTCGGTAGCGGCTTCTATAATAAATCAGGTTACAAATAGAAAAACAGCGGCTCAGTTAGAGAAAGCAGGTGCAACGAGCAACTTGGTCCGAGATCCTGTTACCGGCGAAATGCGCGAGCCCACAAGGGCAGAGATTGAAAGTAAATTTGCCAAAGACGCTCAAGGCGGCGATGGTACTCGTGACCCCGCCCCGACGGAGCAGAGTGCAGATACTTCAAACCTTTTTAAAAAAATTGTTTGGAACAAACCGCCCAAAGCTACCGCAAAACCCGTCCGCTTGAATGCGGTTGGAACACCATTAAAATTAACGGCGTCAGTCCCCGGTCAGGGGGATAATGTTGATGTAACTCCTACAGAAAAAGTGGGTGAGGAAAATTTTACAACAAGACAAATATATTACATTCCCCTTGCGGCTATTATCAGGTTCTATGTTTTTAATGCTTTAGATAAGGGAACAGACAAGAACGGCAAGTTTGCTGGAAAAAAACCAGAGATTACAATTGGCAATATAAGATTTTCTATAATAGAAGGAAAAAATACTGCTGGTGATGGGCGTGGATTTTTTGCCACCACGTCAAAAGTATACGAAGCAAACATTGGTTCGATACCAATCACAATAGAAACTTTCCAAAAGTGGTATGTAAAGTATATTGCTGGACAACAAAAATCTACATTTACTCTAAGGCAGTTTTTAACGACATTACTACAAGGATTAATCGCAGAAGCTTTCGCTGGATTTGGCTTGGCTTCCTTTGCCCCGACTCCTTATAACGCAACTTTAAATTACTACTCATATAAGGAGGGAACAAGCATAATGATCTCTGCTCTTAACGGTGGAACTGTTACCGATGATTATGCAATATTTAAATTAGGCGGCAGACAAGCCGTAATTAAGGATATTAGCTTTTCTAAAGCAAATGTGTCAAAATATTATGGTCCAGCCCAATTAGATAAATCAGCTTACAGTAAAACTGGAATTGTGAGATATCCAACAGATGTTAAAATTACAATGGTTGGAAATCCGTTCTTTAAGAATGGACAATTAATTATTGTAGATCCCAGAGGATTTATTCCACTGACTACCGATGCTGGGCAACTTGGAATTGGTGGAGCTTATAGATTAATTTCTACTGAAATGAAGTGGACACCTCAAGGATATGAAACAACCATAACTGGCGTATTTGAATCAGCATACAGAATTCCGTTTGGTAAAGGTGGAGAAGGACCAAAAAAAATATTTAAAGGTAGTGAAACGGGTGCTGCCTTGATTGATTTTATAGACGTAGACAGAAAAAAATTTGCAGGAACATAAAGGTAAACCATGAAAGAAGGAAGCATAGCGCAGGGATTAGTTGGGCATCTTATACCTGAGTCAAATAATGCGGCAGGCTCAATTGTAAATTATCAGGATAGAGAATACATCGATTTTGGTGAGGATATTTCACAAACTGTGGATATTAGATCACAAAAATCTTTGTTTGGCAGAGTGGATGAATTTAACAATTCAATTTATCCAAATGTTGACAAGGTTCTATTTGATCCCAAATTGCGCTTGTTTGGGTTTGATTTCACGTTGAAACTTATAGGTCAGTTCGCCTTGGAGTGGTCCTCTGTAGATAATCAGGTTTCGCAGTTTTCAACCTATAAAAACATTAATTTTGCCAACAAGAACTTTAGAAGCATTGAAGAGGCTTTTCAAAATTACTATTTCACTATATTCGATAACTTCAGAAGAGAAATGTTCTTTACGGGAGACGAAGTGAATATCTTGGGGTTTGATGGTTATGTTTCAAAGTTCGCTAGTTTTTTGCAAAAAAATAAGTTTGTATTTACGCGAGAAGCTTTAATAAGAACCGATGCTTATCACCCAGACAACACCCTTCTAATATACAATCTACAAGATGAGCAACAGCATGGTGATGACGAAAAGACAGTGGTTGATTATTACAAAGATGTTTCATTTGACGCACTTGGTGATTTTTTAATACACCACGGTTTGGTGCTTGACAGACACTCACCTTGGAGGTTCGTGGTTAACATTAAATCTCCACAGGTTGTGAACCCAAGCGAAGACCGAGGGATGCCTTGGACAAGCACAACAGCTACCACGCTTTTAAGCGATTATTTTATACCAGCATACAAAACAGAAGCTGAAATAGCTAGAAAACTATTGATAGACAATTACAACGAGTTTGTTTCTTTCTCCACTAAAAAACAAATCTCACAGTGTGCGGTGACTTTAAAACCAATTCAGACAGAAATCAAGAGAGAGTTTATTGAAAATGTAGCTGTTGTAAACTTGTCTGTGATGAATTTTCTTGTTACAATGAGACAACAGGAAACTGGAAAAAACCTATCGAAATCAATGAAACAAAAAGTGTTTAGCGAATTACAGGGCGAAGTTGAAAATGTAAACGCCGCTTATGAGGTGTTACACGATTTTATGAAGAGGAAACAACTGTATGTTCCACCAACCTTCTTAGACAGAATTGATGCATTAGCGGTGGCAAATTATTTAAATTGTCTTGGCGCACATCGCTCTGCGGCTGATGGAACTTGGATTCCTTGTAAAAATCCAGACGAGTTTTACTCCAAAGTTAAGCAGCGAAAAGGCGCGACAGCACTTCTAGAATCCTTTTTAGCCAGTATCAACAAACAAGAAGTCGAAGAATACCAAGATCAAATCCTTGACAGTATCGATCCTTTCTAGTATACTGGCAGTATGATTTTTCAAACGCTAGACGACAAAGAAACCTGTGTCGCGTCTTATTTCCAAGGCGCACTTCATTTTGACCAGATTCCAGAGGAAGGCTCTGGGACTTGGAACTATCATACATATTTGCCAGAGAAAGTCAAGTTCGCAGAACTCTGGGCTGGCGGCAAAACCATTGAACAAGTTTGTCCAGAGGAACTAAAAGAAGATTGGGATGCGTCAACCAACCGGCTGAAAGCAATGCTCAAATCTTTCTACCACGTTGGTCTAACCATCGATGATTTTTGTTTTTATGAGTTAGTCCCCCACAGGTTTCTCAAGCAACACGCAGAACTAAAGAACCGCATCACAGAACACGTTCTACGGAACTATCCAAAACCCGAGAACTATGACACGACTATTAGGACAGAGCAAGTTCTAAAAGAAATAAGCCTTCAGCCCCTAAAGCTCAACGCTTCCAACATTCGTCTTCAAATAGCAACAACTTCTGGACGCGATCTTTTCAACAGATTACGGGACAACCCATACATCAAATACAACCAGTTCGGAACGCGCACTGGTCGCCTGACAACGCGCCAAAATAGTTTTCCTATACTGACACTGCCTAAAAAAATACGCGGCGTTATAGAGCCTTATAAATCAGTTTTTCTTGAGTTCGATGTTGTGTCGGCTGAAGTTGCAACTCTCTTTTATCTAACCGACCAACCCATTCCCGAAGGCGACCTTCACGAGTGGATTAACAAAAAAGCATTCGGTGGTAAACTAACGAGAGACGAAAGCAAAAAAAGATTCTTTTCTTGGTTGTACGATCCAAGAAAGTCGAACGAATCTTTGGAGAAACTATTTAGTAGACAGGAAATTCTTGAGCGGTATTACTCTAACGGCAAGATTACTAACCCGTTGGGTAGAAAGATAGAAGTGGGGGAGGAAAAAGCACTAAACTATCTTGTGCAAAGCACATTCAACGATATTTTCCTGTTCAACATCGCCAGACTGTCAAACAAAATGAAAGAGTGGGGTATGAAGTCCCGTATTTCATTTGTGGTTCACGATAGCGTTGTTCTAGACTTCGATAAAACGGAGAGATCCAAAATTGAAGACATTATGTCCGTTATTTCTAATTTTGACGGATACAAATTTGGTCTTCACATGAGTCTCGGAACAAATTGGGGAGCGATGAAGGAGATTTTATGAGAAGTATTGTCGCAGTAGGAGAAACAGCAGTTTATTTTACAAATTATCTGGAAAAATACCCAGATTTTTCTTTTTACACCCTCAACCACACCTCGGCTGAGTTCAAAGTCCCGATCTACACAGAGTTGGAGAGATACGAAGAGACTTTGAGGGGTCTAAAGAAATATTTGTCCACAGTAGCTGATGACATAACTTATGTTGTGTCAGGTGGAGAACACGTTTCACTTGTTTCACTGCAAGTTCTAAAGCACATCAAAAATAAAAACGTAGACATTGTTTATTTGCAGCCAGACCTTGACACTCTCAGCAAAACTGGTATAATGTTACACAACTTGGTTCACGGTGTTTTGCAAGAGAAGACTCGTTCACATACTTTCAAGGAGTTTACGGTTTTTGATTTAGCCGAAGTAAAAAAGATTTCTGGCACTGTGACGCTTGGTAAAATGAACGAAGCAGTCATTCACTGCTGCGCTCAACACTGGCAGACACACCTTTGGCTTTCTTCTCTCGACCCTGTGTTTGAAATCAGAGAAGAAAAAATTAAAAACGCGGTTATTTCTACACTTTCTTATTGTGATTTTTCCTTGACAACAACCACAAACCTTGGTAATCTATTATTCACACGCGAAAAGGAGGTGCTTTTAGGAATACCAGAAAAAAGACTAAATGAGGACACAAATCTCCACGACGAGATTATGTCAAACTTTAAGCATTACAGGGAACAGGAAGTGTCAACTTCCATCAAAGTGTGCGGTGTTCCCTTTGAGCAAGAAATCGTTTATGTGAAAAGCTCAACCACAGCCGTGCAAAATAAAATGTTAGAAGAAACTATTGACAAAGAACAAAATCAATAGTATTATAAAGCAAATCAACAGTAAAGGAGAAGTAAAATGGCAATTGATTTTAGTAAGTATAAAGCAAAACTTGACGCCCTTGATGGCAAGCGCTCTGGAGGAAAGAACAACGATACGTTCTGGAAGCCAGAGATTGGGACACACCAGATTCGTATCCTTCCCGCAGGGGATGGAGATCCCGTAAAGGAACTTCATTTTCACTATAATGTGGAAAAGGGCGGTGTGTTGTGTCCAAAGCGCAACTTCAATGACAGTTGTCCTATCTGTGAGTTCGCGACTTCACTTTACCGTGAGGGAACGCCTGACAGTCAGGATCAAGCAAAGAAGTTGTTTGTGACTCAGCGTTACTACGCTCCAGCGATTATTCGCGGTCAGGAGGAGCGTGGTCCTGTTCTGTGGTCTTTCCCAAAGACTGCTTACAGGTCTATCATTGAGACCATCCTTGATGAAGACTATGGCGATGTGACTGACCCCAAGAAGGGTTTCGATTTGAAGGTCACTTACATTGGCAAGAACTTCGGCAAGGGTGACCGAGTTGTCTTTGACAACCTTCAACCTCGTCCTCGTCCGAGCGCTTTGTGTGACGACGATGCTCAAGCCACTGAGTGGATGAGTCACGAGATTGATATTTACAAAATCTTTGAGCGCAAGTCTCCCGACGAGGTTCAGAAGATTTTGGACAACTACCTGATGCCTGACGGCGGCAACGATACTGTCCGCTATGGAGGTTCTGAGAAGCCTGCTTCTAAGACCTCGATGGTTGACGCAGCGTTCGCCAATGTCGGCTAAACATTGCTGAGTGGGGGAGGGGCGAAAGCCCCTCCTCTTTTATAGGAGGGAAAATGCCACGAAAACAACAGCAACAAGCCGGTAAGTTATCGCTGAAAGATATGCAAAAACTTATCAATAAAAGAGCGGGAATGAATGTCGCTTATGATTTAAACGACGACAATCCCACAATTGTTTCAGAGTGGATTCCCACAGGTTCGCGAGTTCTAGATTCAATCATCTGTCGAGGTCAACTTGCTGGTATTCCAGCAGGAAAAATCGTAGAGATTGCAGGACTACAGTCAACTGGCAAATCTTATATGGCAGCACAGATAGCAGCAAATGCTCAAAAGATGGGCTTTGATGTTATTTATTTTGATTCAGAGTCTGCTATTGATCCTTCGTTTCTAAAGAACGCTGGGTGTAACTTGGACACACTTCTTTATGTTCAAGCCAACTCAGTTGAGTTTGTGTTGGAGACAGTTGAAGACCTTCTAGCCAACAACGAAAATAAAATGTTGTTTGTCTGGGATTCTTTGGCTTTCACTCCGTCTAACTCTGACGTAGAAGGAGACTTCAATCCTTTGAGTTCTATGGCTGTAAAGCCTCGCATTCTCTCAAAGGGTCTGTCAAAGTTGACTGTTCCCATTGCGAACAGTGGTTCTGTCTTGTTGGTTCTCAACCAGTTGAAGACCAACATTACTATGAATGTAGCAGAGGCTATGACCACACCATACTTTACACCGGGTGGCAAAGCTTTGGCTTATGCTTATTCACTTCGTATTTGGCTTACAAAGCGCAAAGCCAAAAATGCTTTTATCGAGAACGAAGCGGGATTCCGCATTGGTTCAGAGGTAAAAATTAAACTAGAGAAGTCTCGATTTGGAACAGAGGGAAGAACCTGCAAGTTCCAGATTGTTTGGGGCGATTCCAACCCACGCATTCTTGACAAAGAAAGTTGGTTTGATGCAGTCAAAAGCTCAGAACAACTAAAGTCGGGTGGTCCTTGGTGGACGCTTATTTTTGACGATGGTAGTCAGAAGAAGTTCCAAGGAACAAAGTGGATGGACATGCTTGAAGACCAAAAGTTCCATGACCAAGTTCTTAAGATTATGGAACGTGAGTTGATTCAAAAGTTTGATGAACAAACTGGCGATGCTTCTCAGTTTTATGATAGCGACGAAGATGAAGATTAGTAATTCAAGTAGAAAGACAAAACGCTACTTTGAACTAGCAAGGCGCATGGCGAAGGAAAGCACTTATGGCAAACTTCGTCATGGCGCTGTGCTGGTAAAAGGTGGCAGAGTTGTGTCCGTAGGATTCAACAAGGGTTCTTACTGTGCCTTCGGGCAAAGATTTAGAGACCAATATAAATATGGTCACGCCACACAGCACGCTGAAATCTCCGCAATACTCGGCATTTCAGCAAAAACAACACAAGGGGCATCAATGTATGTTGCGAGAATAAATAACGAGAACAAATTTAGAATGTCCAAGCCCTGTTGTATGTGCCACGAAGTAATGGAGTTTGTTGGTGTGCGAAAAGTATATTACACAACGGGAGAAGATTCATATGAGACAGCCGCAATCGGACTTGATGAGTCGTTTTGGCATAGGGGTGCAGACGATTAATAAAAATGAAGATGGTTCGGTAGATGTAAAAGTAGACGTAAACGAACGGTTCAAAGAATGGTTTATGTATATGCACGGACTCCCACAGTGGGATGAAGATTATTTTGAGCAGTGGTTTCTAAAAACACTCGGTGATTATGTAGGGGTAAATCCAAATGAATAGAATGATGATTGTAGACGGAAATAATTCTTTTTTACGCAACTATGTTGTAGACCCGTCTCTATCAAATAATGGAGAACCCATTGGCGGTTGTAAAGGCTTTCTAAAGTCTCTGCAAAAGCAGTGCCGTATTATCAAGCCAGACTTTGTTGTAGTGGTGTGGGACGGCGAAGGTGGTTCGCTCAAGCGAAGAACCCAAAATAAAAATTATAAAGAAGGTCGTAAGCCGATCCGCTTTAACCGTCCTAATACCTTTATGACAGATAGGCAACAAAATGACAATAGAGTTTGGCAAATGGGAAGGTTGTTTGAATACCTAAACGAACTTCCTATTGCCCAACTTATTTCGGAGAACGTGGAAGCTGACGATTTGGTTGGCTACATTGTTTCTCGCTTCCCAAAAACAGAAAAGGTTATTGTTTCCTCAGACAAGGATTTCTTTCAACTCTGCGACGACAAAACTATTGTTTATCGTCCAATCCAAGATAAGTTTGTTACAAAGAAAACTATTCTTGAGGAGTTCAAAATTCACCCTCGTAACTTTGCACTTGCCCGTGCTATCACAGGTGACAAGTCAGACAATCTTGTTGGTGTTCCAAGAGCAGGGCTAAAGACCGTTGCGTCACGTTTCCCAGAGATGGCTGAAGACCGTGACATTTTTATCAACGAGTTGGTTCAGCTTTGTGAAACAGCCGAGAAGAAAGTAAAAATTTACGAAAGCATCGTAGAGAACAAGCAACTTGTAACAGACAACTACAAACTAATGCAACTATACACCCCTTCGATTTCGACCAGAACAAAAGCAAAGATTGATTGGTCACTCAAAGAATGTTGCACAGATTTTAATCTTACACAAGTCAACGCAATGATGTTGGAAGACGGATTTGGAAATTATAACTTTGGACAACTTTGGGCTACGATGAGAAACATCTCCTTGCAATCAAAATAAAACTATAGTAGAATAGAACAAATAAGGGGGTGAAATGAAAGGGCAAGAGTTTGAGTTGGAGAACTTTGCGAAGTTCGGCAAGAACTTTCAAGAAAAGCTGGTTCAGTGTATGTTTTACGACAGGTCATTCTATGACCAGATGTCGGATATTTTTGATATTTATTTTCTAGAACTAAAGTATCTAAGGTTGTTTTATTCTCGGCTTGCTGGTTATCGCAGCACATACGAGAAGCATCCTTCGGTAGACATTATGACTTCAGTAATCAAGACAGAACTTGATGATGAAACTGAAGTGGTCAAGAAGCAGGTAAGGGATTACTTTGCTCGCATCGCAGTTACAAATGTGGTCGAGGATTCAGAGTATGTAAAAGCCACCGCTCTTGATTTTTGCAAGAAACAAAAACTAAAAGAAGCTATTATGAAGTCCGTTGGTCTTCTCAAGACTTCTTCGTTTGATGAAATCAAAGAAGTTATTGATAGCGCAATGAAGTT